TATAGCGAAGAAAATAGCTAAAGGTTTCATGATGGTGATCAAAAAAATTGAGAAAGCTTTTACGGATATGTTCAATAAAATTAAGAGAGCTTTTACGAAAATTATAAGCACCATATCGAACGGTGTCAAGAAAATACCCAAACAAATAACGAACGCAGGTAAAAAGATTGTGAATAAAGTTGCTGGTGCCGGTAAAAAGGTTATAAAATCCATAGGTAACTCAGGTAAAAAGATTGTTAATAAGATCGCGGGGTCGGGTAAAAGAGCTATAGGACAGATTGATAGGGGGTTTAAAAATATGGGGAAGGCTGCAGGTAAAGCTATCAGGAAGGCTCCAGCAGAAGGAGCTAAACAAGCTCGACGACAATTCGCTAAATTGTTTAGAATGAGATGATAGTCATATTTATATATCTTGTAATAATAAAACAACAATATGCTTTACGATATTGTTGTTTTATTAGGGATGTCTGTATCCCTCGCTGCATCAGGGTATACAGCGTACCAGAAATTCCAACCATTGAGATGGATTGAGAATTGGCTAAAAACCTTACCCGGGAAAATGAAGAGACTTTTCATGTGGCTATTTAAAGAAATTTTCCGGGGACTCAAGAAGTTGTGGAAGATGATCAAGGGAGTTGGGGGTAAGATCAAGAAAGTGGGTGAAGATATTATACGAAAACTGAAAGCGGGTTTCTTGATGGTGATCAGAAAAATTGAAAAAGGGGTCAAGGGGGCTATAAAATCCGTTAAAAAGGGTGGTCAAAAGGTCATAAGAGACATAGACCGTGGTGGGAAAAAGGTCATTAGGAAGATTGGTGGGGCTGTAAATGGGGCTGTTAAAAAAGTTGCTGGCGCGGGTAAGCAGGTTATCAATAGCATCACCAATGGAGGAAAAGCTATGATTAGGGATATTGGGCGAGCCGGTGAAAAGATTTTCAATGATATTAAACGTAAAGTAAACGAAGCAATTCGAAAAGTTGGGAAATTCGCCACAGACGCTATAAACAAGGTGAGGGAACTTTTCAATAAAGCATTCGAAGCAATCAAAAAGGCAGCCTATGCTGTGAGAGATGCAGCTCTCGCAGCGGCGAGGTGGGCAAGGGAACAGGCTCTCGCAGCGGCGAGGGCTGCAAGGGCGGCAGCTGAGGCAGCAGCGAGGGCGGCGAGGGCGGCAGCGGAGGCTACAGCGAGGGCTGCAAGTGCGGCGGCAAAGGCTGCAAAGAAGGCTCTTTCTTCCGCGGGAAAATCGATAAAAAAGTGTTGTAAAAAGTTCTAGCGTTTCTCAGGTTTCACTTTATACTCCGAAGCCTTTTTGGGTGTCTTACATATAGTATCCCCACAATGATCACGATTCTGATAAATCGAATTAATAGATGTTGAAATTTCGTTACAAGACTTCAAATTCCAACGTCCTAACATCTTTTTCTCGGTTTTAAACATAATATCCATTATCTTCTTGAACATTGTCATTTAAAAATATACGACTCTCTTTTTTAAATGGGAATTAGAATTTAGAAGAGTTCATCTTCAACTTCGATTTTAAGTTTACAATCATCTTTCGGGTAAGCCACACATAACATCACATAGTTCGCTTCCACCTGTTCCTCACTAAGGAAAGATTGATCACTTTGATCAATATCACCCCACACCAATCTCGCTACACAAGTAGAACACGTACCCGCACGACAAGAATAGGGGAGGTCGAGACCCTCCACTTCAGCTGCATCTAGGATATAGGTATCATCATCACACTCGAATGTTTCATCACCTTCGGGTGTAATGAGTGTAATTTTATAATTTGCACGTACGGCTACACGAGACTTTTTTTTGTGAAAACGAGATCGTGGTACAATGGGGGACATAATTTGACAAGTGGCAAGGGTAGACATACTAATTGAGTATGCCTCGTCGTTTTTAAATAGCATTATTTGTGCATTTTAAAAATGATTTATGATTTAATTTATTACTGTACCGAAACCAACAAATTAGTTGGAGAAGGCGAGGCCTCCCATGCCAGATTGGATGCGGAGGACGTTGTAGTTGGTGGCGAACATGTGCATGGCAGTCGCGGTACCGGCACCCATCTTGACGGCAACCTGCGCGTTATCGATGCGCGAGAAGTTGCAGGTACCGGTGGGCTGATGCTCTTCGGGCTTGAGCGCGAAAGAGTACGAGTACACACCGGGGTAGGGGCAGCCACTGTGGTGGTTGTACGCCTGGACCTGGTTGAAGTACTTACCCTTCTGCTCCTTGAAGCGGTCTTGGCCGTTGAGGACAAGCTTGAAGGTCTCGAGCTGACCCGCCGCCTCTTCAGTGAAGGCGGAGGAACCACCACCGGTACCAACTTGCACCATAGGGACACCCGCGGATGAGGTGGAGACGAACGCGTTGGAAGCCGCGATCGCGCTCTGGTCGGACTCGAGGACAATCTCGGCGGCGAGGTTCTTCGCGGTGAAGTTCCACAGGGAAGACTTCGCGGCGGTGTTGGAGAAGCACCACACCAGTTCCTTAACGGGGTGGTTGTACGACAGACGGACCTGCTTGGTGGCAGACGCATCAACAGTGTCGGTACCAGTGTGCTGGCACTGCTCGATCAGGTATTCGTGACCCTTCTGGGCGAAGCGGCGACGCTCCTCGGTGTCCAGGTAGATGTAGTTGGCCCACACGCGGAAGACGGACTTGTTAAGGAAGGTCTCCATGTCGGCAGCCAGATCGAAATCGATGCGGACTTCGTGGTATTGCAGGGCAATGAGAGGCAAGTACAAACCGGGGTTCCTGTTGAAGAAGAAGACGAGGGGGAGGTACACCGCACCAGTGCCGGTACCGGTATCCGCGGCAGTGGTCATCTTACCCCAAGTGGCCTTCTTGGCCTCATCGAGGTAGAGTTCCGAGTACAAACGCCACCATTTCTGGTAGTGTTTGTCGATGCGCTGACCACCGATGGAAAGCTCGACGGAAGAGACCGCACGCTCCGCGACCCAGTTGCAGTCACCCGCGGTGACAGTCTTGGTAGCCGCGATAGCCGACTCGAGTTCGATGTACATGTCACCGACGAGATCACCGTTACGGGCGACAGTCACGGACACGCGACCGGAGTTGGCGGCAGTACCGTTGACGGTCTGCTCGATGTTCTCCATCGCGAAGTTAGTGTGGCGCTTGTATTTGGCCTGGTAGAAGGTAACTTCGGGGTTACCGGTAAGGTAGACGTCTTGAGCGCCGTAAGCTACGAGTTGCATGAGACCACCGGCCATTTTGAGAGTTGTTGTACTATAGGCAGAGAAATTAATTCTGGTGAAACGCGCATATTCCGTTTTGAATTTTTCTTGGTCTAAATTAAATGTCCGCTTCTAATCATCCTGAAGAAATCGAGGAGGGTGAAATTATCACAGACGACGAAATGACTGAAGAAGAGGAAGAAATGTCCGTCAATGACGAAGAGGATGAATTTGATGAAGAGGATACTGATATTATCGGGTTGATGACTTCCCTCATGGCAACCCCAGATGGGGACACTGTGTGCTCAGCTCTCGTCGAGATTTCTACACAAATGCAAGTGCAAAACAAAATCCTTATAAAGATTTTGGCAAAACTCAAAAATTAGAAGCTTGAGTAAATTAGTTAAAAGAAAAAGTCATAATGATATTAAATGGAGAACACTCATTTCATCGATAAGGAACCTAATAGGTATGAGGCACTGGCGGAGTTGCAAAAGGAGCAAATCCAATCGATGAATGAAGAACAAATAATTGATATCGTAAGAAAATTTGAAATATACTGGGATCTCCAGACCCAGGATTATAGAAATGCCCGAGAATTGGGGTACAGGCAATTTATCCACAGTGACAATTGGGATGAAGGTAACAACCCACTCCCGGGTAAAATAGATATTCTGGCAATCAAGGGTATAAGGGAAAGGCAGAGACGCTTTCTAGTGGAACTGAAGAATCGTATCGCGGATCTCAAGATTGAATCAAAGGATGTAAATGATGACGGGATCACTGTATGGAAACGTGTCAACAATGTCATCAAACAACTCAAGGATGGGTATGAAAACATCAGGCGTCATTTCATATCGTACGAGCGTGTTGTTAACCCCATGGCAGTTCCCCAAGTTTTATCGAGTTCTGATCCATCCACAATGGATGAAGATTCTATGGAGGATTGTATTCCTTACCAGAAGTGTCTTCTGTACACCCTCGACGAAGCTTCTAAATGTGGGTATCGCCGATACAAAGATCACTGTTGCGAAGAAATCAAGACAATCGAGGGGTATGGTACTCGTGCCTGGGTTCTAAAGTATGAGATTCAAACATTTGTGCGTAATATTGCCCCAAAGGATGATGAGTTTTTGAACTGGAAGAACTTTACAAGTAAGGGGTCTATCTACCGCGAGGTGATTGATTATATTTCAAAGTGTATCGACCCCCAATTCCCCGAGATTGAAAAGAGACGTAACGTGTGGTCTTTCAAGAATGGTGTGTTCGTGGGAAAGGAGTGGATTCCCGATAGGGGTGTGTACGACTGTCGTTTCTACCCCTATGACAGTAAGGAATTTCGATGCCTCGACCCGACTATCATCTCGTGCAAGTACTTCGATCAACAGTTTGATGATTACTCACACATTGAGAACTGGCAAGACATCCCCACCCCAAACTTTGATAAAGTTTTGAACTATCAAAAGTTTGATCAGGAAGTGTGTAATTGGGCATACGTGATGGGTGGTCGTCTCTGTTATGATATCGGTGATCTCGATTCCTGGCAAATTATCCCATTTTTTA